AATGCATCATATTAACACACACCAACAAAAAACAACCAACTATCCTCCATACAATATCATCAAAGATGGCGATGACAAGTATCTTGTCCAAGTCGCTATTGCTGGTTGGAAACAAGAAGATATTGACATTACAGTCGAGGACGGTGAATTGAAGATTGAAGGTATTGCACCCGAAAAGGATGCAGATTCTGAATTTCTTCACAAAGGTATCGCTCTACGATCTTTCCGTAGAACATTCCAATTAGCCGATACCGTTGTTGTAAATGGAGCATCGTTAGAAGATGGTATCTTGACTGTTCAACTTGAGAACATTATCCCAGAGCATAAGAAGCCTAAGAAGATTGAAATTCAAGCACCTGCTTTGGAACATGATACTAAAGAACTCTTAACAGAAACACAAGAGTAAAACTAAGACCGGGGCGGGGAAACTCGCCCCTCACACACACAAGGAATTAATTATGAAAACTGGAGTATGCGTCCCACAAGTCACATTTAAAACAAGAGTGGGAGATATAGAACCAGAGGAAGGCGGATGTCCTATTGGTGGGGTCTGGCAACAGTTAACAACTGAAGACCTTTTTAAAGATAAAAGAGTTATCGTATTTTCATTGCCTGGTGCATTTACACCAACATGTTCAACATATCAGTTACCCGGATTCGAAGAAGGATTCGAGGACTTCCGAGCACAAGGCGTTGACGAAATTTACTGTATTTCTGTCAATGATTCTTTTGTGATGAACGCTTGGGCACAACATTTAGGTATAAATAATATTAGAGTAATTGCTGACGGAAATGGTGACTTCACTCGTCAGATGGGAATGCTCGTTGAAAAGAGCAATCTCGGATTTGGTTATCGCTCATGGCGTTACGCTATGGTCGTTAACAACGGAGTCGTAGAAGCTTGGTTCGAAGAACCTGGTCGAAGCGATAATGCTGGTTCAGATCCTTATGGAGAAACTGCACCTGCAAATGTAATGGCGGCACTTACAAGAGGTAATTTGCCCGCTTAAATTTAAAACACACACAAACACAGGAGAACATTATGTTTCCATTAAATTTTAATCAAGCAGTAGATCACAACAAAACATTTTGGGAGTCAATGGTTGACCTCAAAGTAGAAGGTTGGAAGTCTTATTCTAAAGCGGTTAACGCTTATACTAACTCTTTCTATAAAACTCAACTTGACACAGTAGACACTACTGTTGAAAAGATTGGTTCAGTTATGAAGGGGAAGTATAATGTCTAATAAGAATCCTTTTGAAATTCGTGCAGAAATGCTTCAACTTGCAAAAGATTACATGGACCAACAATGGCACATGAATGTTGACTTTACACGCCAAATGTTTGAACAGGGTAAAAAGACAACTGAAGAAATGCAAGAAGCATTAAAAATGTATTCTATGGATGACTTGATGCAAAAAGCGAAAGAAATGTACACTTTCGTATCAACAAAATCCGGAGAATAATTTAGATGGGCCTTCGGGCCCATTTTTTGGTTGACAATAATGTATAAGTAATGTATCATGTACTTTACATTGTGCAGAATTGCATATTTTAGATGATGAGGAACTATGTTTTATACTTGTGTAAACCGATTTGGTAATCATATATTAGTCCGTGGTTATAACAATGAAGGCAAACCATTTAACAAAAGAGTAAAGTTTAAACCAACACTGTATCTCCCTTCAAAGAAACCTTCAACAGAATGGGTAGGCATTGATGGCACTCCTGTTGAACCATTTCAATTAGATACTATGGCTCAGGCAAAAGAGTTTGTCCAAGAGCATGGCGATATTTCTAATATGAAAGTTTACGGCAACCAAAATTATGTTGCTCAATTTATACAAGAAGCATTTCCTGGTGTACCTAAGCACAATAAAGCATTTATTGATGTGGGTAATTTTGATATCGAGGTTGCATCTGATGATGGATTTCCAGAGCCTAAAGATGCGGCACATCCCGTAATATCAATTGCATATCTTAGTTCAAAATCTAACGTATTCCACGTATGGGGGTTAGGTGACTTTGATGTTGCAAAAGGCAGAGAACGACTTAAGGACGATTATAAAGATTATCTCATACAATATCGCAAGTGTGAAGATGAGCATGATCTGCTAACTAAATTTATGATATTCTGGGAAAACAATACCCCAGATGTTATTACAGGTTGGAACATTAGATTATTTGATATTCCATACTTAGTAAATCGTGTTACAAATATTATGAGTGAGAGTGAAAGTAAAAGATTCTCTCCATACAAGGTTGTTAATTATCGAGAAATCGGCATCAAAGGTAAAGCACTTGATGCATACGAAATCTATGGTGTGCAACAAGTTGACTATATCGATTTATTCCAAAAATTCGGTTACACATACGGAACCCAGGAATCATATTCACTCGACCATATTGCATATACTGTTCTAGGTGAAAACAAGCTGTCATATGAAGAATACGGTACATTGCACTCTTTATATAAGAACGACCATCAAAAGTTCATCGACTACAACATTCGAGATGTATTGCTAGTTGATGCATTAGATCAATATTTGGATTTGATGGATTTGTCTATGATTGTTGCGTACAAAGGTGGCGTTAACTATATGGACACTTTTGGCACAACCGCTATATGGGATTCATTAATATATAGATATCTATCAGATCGTAAGATTGCTGTTCCTCCCACAAAGTCACAACAAAGAGGTGATTATCCTGGCGGGTATGTTAAGGAACCACATGTGGGTATGACCGATTGGGTTACATCATTTGACTTAAACTCCCTATACCCCAACTTGATTGTTCAATACAATATGTCACCTGAAACTTTAGTTGAGGATGGACCTATACTGCCTTCAGGTGTCGAATATTATCTGAAGTATGCAACCAATGATAAAATGCCTGAGCATAATATTGATATTGAATATGCGGTTGCTGCAAACGGTGCCTGTTTTAAAAAAGATAAAAGAGGTCACCTTCCGGATATTATTATAAAGTTGTATGATGAACGAAAAGCAGTTAAGCGTCAAATGCTTGATACGAAACAAAAGTATGAGCAAGAAAACAAAAAAGAACTTAAACGTGAAATCAATCGACTTGACAATACACAGCAAGCTGTAAAGATTTTGTTAAACTCTCTTTATGGTGCTTTGGGTAATCAGTATTTTAGATATTATGACTTGAAAGTCGCTGAAGGTATTACTTTGTCCGGACAACTTGCAGTTAGATGGGCAGAAAATAATATGAACAAGTTTATGAACAAGATTCTTAAGACAGAATCTGATTATGTTATTGCTATGGACACAGATTCTGTTTATGTAAATATGGGTCCTCTTGTTGATAAAGTAAAACCTAAAGATCCCGTTAAGTTTATCGATGAGGCATGTAAACAACAGTTCCAACCTATGCTACAAAAGGCATATGATAACATGTTTACTAAAATGAATGCCTATGATAATCGTATGGTTATGGAACGTGAGGCAATTGCAGATAAGGCAATTTGGACGGCAAAAAAACGTTACATTATGAATGTCTACAACAACGAAGGTGTCCAGTATGCAGAGCCTAAGTTGAAGATTCAAGGCATTGAAGCAGTTAAGTCATCTACACCTATGGTGGTGCGTGACAAGTTTAAACTTGCATATAAGATTATGCTTACTTCTACAGAAGAAGAACTTCAGAAGTTTGTTAAGAATTTCTATAATGAGTTTGTATCTCTATCACCCGAGGAGATAGCATTTCCTAGAGGGTTGTCAGCGTTAACTAAGTGGTATGACGATTCTAGGATTTATAAGAAAAGCACTCCTATTCATGTTCGAGGTGCTTTACTGTTTAACCATTATATGAAAAAACACGGTTTAGATAAAACTATGGAACAGTTAAAGAATGGATCAAAGGTCAAATTTTGTTATTTGAAAGTTCCTAATCCTGTTATGGAAAATGTTATATCTTTTCCTCAGTTCCTCCCAAAGGAGTTTCAATTAGAAGAATATATTGATTATGATATGCAGTTTGATAAATCGTTTAAAGAGCCTTTAAAGATTATTACAGATGCTATTGACTGGAAACTTGAAAAGGTAAACACTTTAGAAAGTTTCTTTGATTAGGAAACATTATGAAGATAAATATAAACATTGAAATAGATACGGATAGTGAATCAGATAAAAAAGAGATTGAAAGAATATTAGATCTCTTACAACAATTACACGAACATTTAGAGGAGAAATCAGATGAGTGATATCTTTGATTTTGGATTTACAGCAGTTGATGAAGATGAACTTAATGCAGTTCAAGAGGCAAAGGCAACAATTTCAGAAGTGTCAACTAGCGCAATTGGTACACAAGAAAAATTAGATTCTTTGTATAATGCTATTGTGCCTCTGTTAAATAACCTTAAAAAGAACCCAGAAAAGGAGTACATACTTTGGCCCGATAGATTAGCTAAAGTTGAAGCATTTGAGGACCATTTGCAAAAAATTTATAACGGTTGACAAATTTGTTATTTTGTTGTATTATGGTTGAAATTCGTATAAGGAGAATATTATGTCATTGATTGAAAAATTGACGAAGAATAGTACTATCAAAATGACTGCACCATTGATGGATTCAACGGTGTTCGGTAAAAAAGATATGGCACCCACAACCGTTCCAATGGTTAATGTAGCTCTATCAGGTCGTCTTGATGGTGGGTTAGTTCCTGGTTTATTAATGCTTGCAGGACCATCTAAGCATTTTAAATCTGCATTTGCATTGATGATGGCAGCGGCATATCAAAAGAAGTATAAAGATGCTGTTGTGTTGTTTTATGATTCTGAGTTCGGAACACCCCAATCTTATTTTGAGTCATTTGATATTGACTTAGATAGAGTAGTTCATACTCCGGTAACCGATGTTGAACAATTAAAGTTTGACATTACAAAGCAACTAGACGCAATAGAAAAAGGTGACCACGTTGTCATTGTTATTGACTCTATTGGTAACTTGGCTTCGAAGAAAGAAGTCGAGGACGCCATGAATGAGAAATCAGTTGCGGATATGTCTCGAGCGAAACAATTGAAATCATTGTTCCGTATCGTTACACCGCATCTGAATCTCAAAGACATTCCTATGGTATGTGTTAATCATACTTACAAAGAAATCGGCATGTTCCCAAAAGACGTTGTTTCGGGTGGAACAGGTGCATATTATTCTGCAGATGCAATTTGGATTATTGGTCGCCAGCAAGAAAAAGAAGGCACCGAGATTGCAGGGTATCACTTTGTTATTAATATTGAGAAATCTAGACATGTGCGTGAAAAATCAAAACTTCCAATTACAGTAACATTCGAAGGTGGTATTAGTAAATGGTCAGGTTTACTTGATGTTGCCGAAGAATTGGGATATGTACGTAAACCAAAAGTTGGTTGGTATGAAGCAGTTGACGTTGCAACAGGTGAGGTATTGACCGAAAACTTGATGAGAGCAAAGCAGATTGCTAATAGTGGCGAGTTTTGGAAAATGATGATTGAAAGAACAAACTTTGCACAAGACGTTAAAAATAGATTTAGTGTAGGTGGTTCGTCTCTTATGGCTAGTGAAGAAGTGGTTGAGGAAGCAGAACAAGAATGATTGAACAGACAATCTTATCTGGTTTATTACATGATGAAGATTACACAAGAAAAGTAATACCTTTTTTAAAAACTGAATACTTTGATGATTTAACAGACAGGTATATTTTTGAAGTAGTAAGAAATTATGTTGATGAATATAACGTATTGCCTACAAAGCAAGCAATAAAAGTTATATTCGATACAAACGATAAAATATCAGAAGATCAATATAATCTTATCGTTGATAAAATTGATTCTTACAACTATGAACCGAATACCGATATCGAGTGGTTGGTTGACAATACAGAAAAGTTTTGTCAAGATAGAGCCGTGTATAATGCAGTTCGAGAATCAATTACAGTTTTAGACGGTAATCATAAGGAAAAGGATAAAGGTTCTATACCTGAAATGCTTTCAAAGGCATTAGGTGTATCTTTTGATACTAATATTGGACATGACTTTCTTGAGTATACCGATGAGCGATACAAATTTTATCACACAAAAGAAGACAAAGTAGAATTTGATCTTGAATTGATGAATAAGATAACTAAAGGTGGAGTTAGTCGTAAATCTTTGTCAGTTGCTCTAGCGGGTACGGGTGTCGGTAAAACATTGTTTATGACTCATTGTGCTGGTGCAAACTTAATGGCAGGCTTAAATGTACTGTATATTACAATGGAAATGGCAGAGGAACGAATAGCTGAACGTATTGATGCTAACTTGCTTGATGTGACATTAGATGATTTGAAAGAAATTCCAAAAGATGTGTACGACAAAAAAATTGAACGTGTTAAGGGTAAAACTACAGGTAAGTTAATTATCAAAGAATATCCTACAGCATCTGCAGGTTCAGCACACTTTAGGCATCTTATTAATGAACTAAGATTAAAAAAGAATTTTCATCCAGATATCGTGTACATTGATTATCTAAACATCTGTATGTCTAGTCGTATTCGTATGGGTTCAAATGTAAACTCCTATACGGTAATTAAAGCGATTGCTGAAGAATTGCGTGGGTTAGCAGTTGAATGTAATGTGCCTGTTGTTACGGCAACACAAACAACTCGTTCTGGTTACAGTAATTCGGATATCGGATTGGAAGATACTTCAGAATCATTTGGTTTGCCTGCAACAGCTGACTTAATGATTGGTTTGATATCAACTGAAGAATTAGAGTCTTTAGGACAGATAATGATTAAACAGTTGAAGAACAGATGGGGAGATGTTAATACACTTAAACGTTTTGTTGTAGGTATAGATAGATCTAAAATGAGATTATTTGATGTAGAAGATGAAGCACAGACTCTAGTTGATGATAGTCCTGTTTTAGATGATTTAAGTTTAAAGAAGAAAAAGTCGAAAGCATTTGCTGATTTTACATAAAAAAAGACTCTAATCAGTTACCTAATTAGAGTCTTTAGCACCCCTGCGTGGTCGAGCACAACCCCAGTGGCATACTTGATGCTACCTCGACTATTCCTTCTGTGAAAACTTTAAAAAAATCTAATATCACACTTGCCTCTTGTGTAGAACACATTCACACGCACCCATGCACTGTTATTTATATAAAAAATATTTTGAAAACCGGTTGACATCCTAAGTTTTTTCAAATATAATGTATATATTGTTTGATAGTGAGGTCAAAAAATGTATCTAGCCATCATTAAGAAACCTAGAAATCTGAAAAAGAACCTTATCTATAAGGCTTTAGATTATGCGGAATCATATCTTAAGATGCCTTTTGATATAGACCTTACCATTGAATTTGATAATTTGGATGGTGTAGCAGTCGGATATGCTATGGAGCAAGATATCGATGAACTAGAGTTTGAAATTACAATTGATAAAAATCAAACTCCCAGACAGATGATACACACTCTATTGCATGAACTAGTGCATATAAATCAATATGCAACTGGTCGCTTGGTTTCAGGTGAAGGTCGTAAACCTAACCGTTGGTTGGGTAAGCCTAATTATGATGATTATGCCAATCAACCTTGGGAAATTGAAGCGTATGATCTAGATAAAAAGATGATGCGGAACTTTGTTCGTTTATGTAAAAAAGAGGGTATTGAGGTATGAATGTGAGAGAAATTATCGAAGAAGCCATTGTCGAGGCTCGTATTATGGAATGTGCAAGAGACGAATATGACGAAGACCATGTCTTATTTGTTGCACAAAAATTATCAGGTTGCCCTTTTGGTTTTGTTAAACAAATTTTTGAGGACCAAAAACCTAAACATTTAGAGTTTTAAATTATGCAGAATCCTTGCTACGTAGTCGGTTATGGAATGATTGACACCTTAGGTAATAACCCAGAGCAATGCTGGGTCAATATGTTATATAATGCAGACCATAGTGTAGAAATACCCGACCTCGTAGAAGAAAATTATAAAATCTATCGTGGGTACACTGTGACAGAAGATATACTGTTACCTGATAATTTTTCACCTAAGGTGTCACCTACATTGACTAAAAGTCAAAAGATGGCTTTACACGCAACAAACCAAGCGTTAAATATGAGTCAGTTGCCTCATAGTACAAACGTAGCAGTTATTGTATCAACGGTATCTAATGACGTTGAGGATGGGCCTGAAATCTTCACAAAGGTGATGAATAACAAGCGTAATAATCCTAGACGCCTTGTTAATCGTATTCCAGATATGGCACCATCTCACATCTGCTCACATTTTAAATTTAATGGACATGCGGTTGCGGTGTATAGTAGTTGCTCAACAGGTATGACTTCTATTGATTATGGAATGTATCTTGCAGATGAATATGACTATGTCATTGTAGGCGGATCCGATGCAGGATGCAATTCGCTTGCTATGAAATACTTTGCACAAATTGGAGCATTGGCAAATGAGTCAATTCCTTTTGACCCAGATCGTAAAGGATTTGTAATGGGCGAAGGTGCAGGTGTTTTGATTTTACAATCACCACAAAAAGTTGCAGAATACGGTTCAACTGTACATGCCAAGTTATACCCTGCAGGTAAAGCAAATGATGCAACAGATATGACTAGTCCTGCACCTGACGGAATAGGAGAAAGGATTGCAATAGAAAAAGCGATTGAAAACGCAGGATGTAAACCAGATTTTGTTTGTGGTCATGCAACGGCTACACCTGTAGGAGACCCTATAGAATATAATGCAGTTGTAGACACAATAGGACTAATTCCTTTGTGGGCACCGAAGTCAATGATTGGGCACACCCTTGGTGGCGCCGGTGCATTAGAGACTATCTATTCTATTCTATCGATGAAGCACAAATGCCTTCCAAGAATCGCAAGGACAAGATTTTTTGAAGATCCTTGTAGCATACTGGTTAAAGATAATACAACTATAAGGAAAAATGGAAAACTAAGAACTCTTAATAATTCCTTTGGCTTTGGCGGAAAATGTATGGCTCAAATTATTGAGGTATAATTATTTTGTATTAAATTTGTAACCACTTGAAAAACCAGCATTTAAAAATGTTGGTTTTTTTATTTTAGGTGTTGACAAATCTCTAGAATGTGCTATTATATAAGCATGATGAACGAAAGAGGTATGACAATGTTGACAGTAGGCCAAGAAGTTATCGGTGTTTGGGGAGCGATGTTCGCAGAAGATTCAGGTGAAATTGTTAAAGTAAATAGCGATGAAACCGTTACAATTATGTTTGATGACGGTTCAGTCAAAGTTATGGATCAAGAAGATATCCGTGACGATTACTTTCAACCTGCCGGTTCGCCTATCGGAGTTTACCTTAAGGAGGGTTTTTAATATGAACGTTACTGAACAAGTCGCTTTTGCGAAAAAATTAGACTCTGCAAAGCAAGCAGCAGCAAACGCTACTTTTGAATACATTAACAAAAATGGTGAAAACCCAATGGGTTGTGGTTTTGCCTGGGTTGAAGTTTCAAAGGTTCGTGGTAAGAAATTAGACTTTCTTAAAGTATACGGATTCAAGAAAAAGTATGATGGACCTGGTTTCAGTCTTTGGAATCCTTCTGGTCACTATACTCAAGACATGGACGCTAAATATGCCGGCGCACAAGCCTTTGTAGAAGTGCTTGAAGGTTTAGGTCTTAATGCTGTTGCTCGTTGTCGTTTAGATTGATAAAGACAATCGAAAAGTGGTTGACAATTTTCTCAGATGGGCTATAATTAAATCTGAAATTAGGAGAAACGATATGTCCAAAGCAATTATCCCAACCCGTGAAGAACTCGCTGACTTCATTTACTACCGTCATAAAGATGCTTATGGCGTCAAAGGTCGCCATTATGACTTTGAGTCAATGTCTTATGACGAACTCGAAGCAGAGGCTATCCGCATTGATGACATTGCGGCTGCTGAATACAAGCGTGAGCGTTCCGTGTATGCGGATACTGTTCGTGCTTTCCGTGGTCGTATTGCGGAGGTTCGTCAGATGTGCAAAGTGTCAAAGCAAACTGCTATTGAGTTCATCATTGAGGGTGAAGGACACACTGGTGAGTATGACCCAAGTTATATTTGCTACTGCATGGGTCTTCCATACTCAATGGCGAAGTACATTGAGCCTGCATTGAAGTCTCTCAACACTCGCATGGAAAGTATGCTTGATGCAGAAGAAGATGGTGCGCTGGGCTACTATGAGGAGTTAGCATGATTACATTACACGAAATGCTAAGAACATTCACGGACAATAAAGCCTTCCGTGAATTTTTGCCAGTTGCGATTGAGAAACATATCGAAATGAAAAGAGACGAATATAACCGTCTTAAAAGTATTGAAGGCCTGTATGAAAAGCGGGCAGCAGAGTATTATGCAAAGCATGGTACAGTAGGAGAATTTTAATGTCATATGATAAACGACATGGCGGTCCTTATGACCGTGGCGGTGCGGATTCATACTATCGCCGTGGTTATCACCCACACTATTACTTGGGTGATACATACAACAGTTCTCGGATAGAACTAGAGAATATGAATCCAGAAGAAATCGTAGCTTATACAAAAGGCTATAATGAAAATGAAGATTTAGGTAACTTCAAGGAGTGGTAAATGAAATTTGAAGATCTAGTGTTTGAAAATTTAGAATTTGGTGAAGGTATTCGGGCAGTTACCTTTATTGGTCCTTATGAAATCTCTGTTATTAAGAGCGACTACTCATATGGTGGTAGAAGCGGTTTATATGAAATAGGTGTTTGGAGAGATGAAAAAGGATGCGAACTTCCAGGTATTACAGAAGAAGGTGATACAGTAAAGGGCTATCTCACTGAGGAGCAAGTATCGGCAATTCTAATGAAGGTTGCATCAATTTCTGGAGTATAAGACATGAATCAAATTATAATTTTCTATAAAGATGCTCAAGGAATTGACGGAAACTGGATTGTTCAGATGGATCGTCTACAGCATTGTCTAAAGGTTTTAGAGGCAAAAGGATTCATAGTCACAGGCTATCAAAATATCGTTTAAGATTGAAAAAAATGTGTTGACATTTTCTCCGAATACCTTATAATACATGTATAGATTGAAAAACAGGAGATAAGATATGTTCCGTATTCCAGATTATTATAATGTTGATACATTGTCTTTTACTGAGGCAGTTGACATTATGACTAAGCGTGGTGGCGGTGATTTGCTCGAGGGCATGGAGAGCATGAACAAGTTGTGGGACGATTACTGCAACACTGAAATGTCAGAGATGTATGAAGATGATGATGACTTCTTTGACAATTGGGGTTATGAGTGTTCTGCCTATAATGTCGTTTTCGAAAATATGTCAAAATTATTTGAAAAAAATGCTTGACATTCGGTTTAAATATCTTATAATGAATACATAATGAAACAAAAGGTGAAAAATATGTTGAAGTATCAAAATCTTGCTCAAATCGGTGACCGTATCCGTGCTTATGACTTCCGTGGTATGAAAGACGCTTTCATTGAAGGTGTTATCATCGACAAAGGCCCTATCAAAAACGAAGAAGGTGCCTACATGATGTTTGATGGCTATACCATTCAAATTGATAAAGACGGTGCTGACTTTGGTCGAGTAGGTGACTTGGGATATGTCCCATTCGAAACAACTCTTGATTATGACGACCGTGTGGAGATTGTATAATGGGTGCTGTTAAAGATATGGTCATGGACCTTGAAGAAACATTCTACGATACTGTTGATGAGTCAGCAGTATCAAATGCAGAATGTTATCAAGAGTTTCTAGACACTTGTTTGAATAACGAAACACTGCTTGCAAAAATGTCTGCTTCAGATATTCGCAGTGTAGCGTCTTTTGTTTGGAATGAATATTGGAGTGAATATGCTTACTAATGAAATGTTAGATTTGATTGAAGATGTAGTTGTTGATGGAATTGACATGCATGACTACCCAGATTTTTGTGATGCTTTTATTTCGGAAGGTATTATTGACGGTCGAGAAATGACAGAGGCTGAACTTGACTTTCTGAATCATAATAGTGACTTTGTTTATCAAAAAGTCCTTGAGCAGTTGTTTTAAATTATAAATAGTTTTATCGGAGATAATAATGATTCGTTTTGTTCTCGGTTTGCTTTTGATTATGGGTTCTGTTGGTGGGTTAGAACAAGACACAGCAACATTTACTCAAGCAATTTCAGGTTCCTTACTAGGAATTGCTCTAATGATTTGGGCATTGCCTAAATTAATTTCTGAAGGAGAACGCTATTAGCTGGGCAAAATCATATTTCGACAAACTTGAAACACAAGTTGAACTTAAGCAACAAGAGCAACTTGTTGCTGAACGTTTATTTGGGCAAAGAATAACTAGTATGATGGCTGACTATAACATTTCCATGTCTAAAGCACTTTTGTGGGATTGGCATGGTTTTGGCGCAGATCCTCTACAAAGCAAAAGGGATGGGACTTTAGAAGCAGATTTTCTTTTTTATTTGTGGCAAAACAATGTATATGGCACAGATATGGGCGACATTTATTGTGATGTATTTTTTGGGAGAAAAGAAGACCTTGTGCTAAAGAAATGATGCATGGCAACCTCAGACAAAGCAATAACTTTTTACAAGCAATTTGGTGAAGACCTAAATAAATTAGTCTTAACACAAGGGTTTAAGGTTGAGGACACGAAACCTGCCGGAAGAAATTCAAGATACTATCCTAATCAAAGAGAATTTAGATTACAACTCATTAATCCAGAAAGAGATACTAGAGAAGATTTAATCACTTTTTTAGATACACAATTAAAATACACTTCTGGAATATCCAATATAAAATTCAATCCCATAAGTCCTAATAGTTCTAAGTTTTCAAGTTACTCCTTTACAATAGATGGGTTTGATATCGATGTGGTAATATCCCGTGGTTCAAACAATGGCGAAAATTACGAACTATCTACAGTTAGTAATTTAAAAGAGTATTTTGACACAAGACAAGATGAACAATTTGCCAAACTAGTTAAGCAGATGGAACATGCTTGGCCTCCCTTTGCAGATGTGGAAATACAAAAAGTTGAGCAGAGAAAAGGTTCAACTAAAAAAGAAGGTATTGCAATTGAAAAATTAGGTGAAGTCATTGGTGATATCGTATTAACAGACAGAACAAATCAAAAATGGTATGTCTCATTAAAAGATATTAATGGATTGACATTCAGTGCATACTCAGGCGCCGCTTCATTATTTAATGCAGATGGTGTTCTTCAATATCCGTCTGCAGGGGCGGATTTTTTGAGTGCTTTTGGTGTTGATTTGAATAAAGTACAACAAGGATTTGACGAAAGAAAAACACCACCAGTCAATAGACAACCTGAATTTAAAACTCCTAAATTTAGCAGTACAAACCTCATTCCTATATTTGAGCGAGCTTGGGGTATGAACTATTTCTATGTTAAGAGAGAAAGAATAGGATTTAGTGTATTTTGGTTAGATAGACCTACGCTAAAAAAGTTAACAAATAACATAAGAATTGATGAAATTAGATACCCTAGTCGCAATAGTAAGCAAATCACAATTAAATGTTCTAATAAATACATGCAATATACTATTGAAATTAGAAATTCTAAGCGAGGGGAATATCCTAACGATATTAAATTTAAAAATATAAAAAAGGTAATGCCATGAAATGGTTCATCATCTTTGTTATGATGCAGTACGAAGGTGAGGGATTTTTAGAAACTTATCAATTGACAGATCCGGAATTTAATACTATTGAGGAATGTATAAGATATGTTGGAGAGGGTGATACTAATAGGATACTAAAAGATCATATTCTAACAGTATATCCTCTGAGACCGGTTGATAAGGTTTTTTGTGTAAACGAAGATGCAATAGACAAAATATTTGGGAAAGCGATATGAAAGATGGTTACACACAAAGACAATGGGATAGGATTGTGGGTTACGGCAAAGTCCCGGACGAATACAAAAAGGAGAATGTAAAAAATGACGAATTGGTTAAAGAACAGAATGAAAGAAAGAACGACTTGGGACGGAGCAGGCTTAGTGGTGATGGGCCTACTAGCAATATTCGCTTCCGGGTTGGCTAAAATCGCAGGTGGTATTGCTGTTGCATATGGCCTGTGGACTATCTGGAAAAAGGAAAAGTAATGGAAAATCTACCTTTATGCGACTCTTGCGGACATGCTTGCCATGGCGATTATGAATGTCCAGATTGCGTAAATGATGTATGCACACAATGTAGATGTGAACCCTGTGAAGATTATAGGAATGATAATAATGCCGCTAAGTCTGAGTAATTATTTACAAGAAGAAAAGAATGTACACATGGAACACCTTGAGGATATTCTCCTCAATGCAGGTGTTGACGGTACACGCCAGGCTATAAATTACTTGCGAGCATTGAGAGATATGCTCGCAGGTCATAGCCCAAGATCAGTCACCGTAACTGTTAAATGGGACGGAGCACCTGCTGTGTTTGCTGGAAAGGATCCGTCTGATGGTAAATTCTTTGTTGCGAAGAAAGGCATTTTTAATAAGAATCCAAAAATTTACAAAACCAATAAAGACATTGATGATGATATTGCATCACCAGATTTAAACAAGAAAATGAAACTAGCTCTAAAACATCTTCCGGAGCTGGGAATTGAAGGAGTGGTACAAGGTGATTTCTTATATTCGAAAGACGATATCAAGACGGTGGAAATTGATGGTGAATCGTATATTACTTTCCACCCTAATACGATTGTTTATACTGTACCAGCGAAAAGCGATCTTGCTAAACAAATCCTTAGCACCGAGCTCGGTGTGGTATGGCACACAACTTACAGAGGATCAACTTTTGATTCAATGTCAGCAAGTTTTGGAAAGGAGATTGCATCAAATCTCTCAAAGTCGAAAAACGTCTGGGCAGTAGATGCAATGTATAAAGATGCATCAGGCACAGCAACATTTAATAAGGCAGAAACAGAAGCTGTAACTAAAGTTCTATCTGATGCAGGTAAATTATTTAATAAGGTAGATGCAAAAACTCTAAATGGTATTTCTGAAAACGAAGAATTGCTAATTCGTGTTAAAGCATTTATTAACTCAAAGGTCCGTAAAGGAGAAGAAATCGCTAACCCAACTAGGTTTGTTGGGGAAATGATGGATTGGATTTATGATTACTATCAGAAAGAAATCGATAAATTAAAAACAGAAAGAGGCAAGGCCGGCAAGCGACAAAAGCAAAAAGAAGTAATGTCGTATTTTTCCAATGTGTCGAAGGCGCAGATTATAAATATGTTTAAGCTATATAATTTGATTTTACAAGCAAAGCATATGGTAGTTAGAAAACTAGACAAAGCGAAAACTATTGGAACATTCTTGCTAACAAAAGATGGGTATAAAGTGACAGAGCAAGAGGGATTTGTAGCGATTGACCGTATCGGAAAGAACGCAGTTAAATTGGTTGACCGTATGCAATTCTCACAAGCAAACTTTTCGCCTGAAGTAATTAAAGGTTGGCAACGATAAATGGCAATTTGGAATAAAGATACACAGTCTTTCCTGCAGGGAAATAAGACGCTATTTGAGGCGTTTAACCTTGCAGATAAAGACGGCAACATCATTAACTCATTCGGTGTAGCATCGAATGTGCCTATTGCAGCAGGCGAGGTTGAAGGATGGTCATCGATCCATAAGTTCGGAGCGGTGCCTCTTATGTCAACAAACCCAGGTTATGGTTCTGTTTGGGATAAAGACGATACGCTTTATCCTTGGAGTGCGTTTGATACACCTGGGCCTTTAACGATTTCTACTACGACAGCAAATGGGACATTAGATCCTGGTGATAGTGGAATGACCGTAACGATTATTGGGCTTGATGAAAACTTTGAACATGCACAAGATACGATTACAATTAGTGGTAGCTCTGGAACAGGCACACAAACATTTGCTCGGGTTTATCGTGCATTTACTTCTCAAGACAATACAACACAAGTTAGAGTATCTACAACAACAGGCACACCAACCGAAGTTTTAAGAATTAACATTGGTAAAGGCCAAACATTAATGGCTGTCTACACAGTGCCTGCTGGCAAAACAGCATACCTAACTAAAGGTACCGCAACATGTAGTGCCACCGCTGATGCAACAGTTGATATGTTTGTTCGTTATGGTGGAGTAGGTGCATTTAGAATTGGTCATACTGCCGAGGTTTCAGGCGTGGGTGGAGAATACACATATGAATTTTCTGTTCCTATTCAAATGCCTGAAAAGACAGACATTGATATTAGAGCAACAGTTCGGTCAAACAATGCTCGTGTAACAGCAGCGTTTGATATTCTACTAGTAGACAATCCGGTGGTGTAAGATGGCCTGGGTAGCAATAACAAATACAGATTGGGAATATGATAATGCAGCAACTGCTGCTGATACTTATGCAGACACACCTGGTACAATCAGTGCGGGTGTCCGTACTCACACAACGCTAGGTGGATCAACAAGACAAACATACATCAAGTGCAGGAAGGTAACCAATAACGGTTATGTTGCAGTTGGTGAATTAGACAAAGATTATTATGATAACTACACACCTAGTGGTGGTGGGAGTTATTAGGAGAATTAAACAATGGGTATGAAACTTGCGGGTATAATGGCAATTATTTTGATGGTTGCAGGTGGCGGGTTCGCTTGGTATTATCAAGATAGCCAAAAAAGAATTGCTATCTTAACAGAGAACAATGCGAAATTAGAAACCGCTGTTGCGACAAATGAAGAAGCATTAAAGGCACAACAAGCCTCATTTGAAGCAATGGCACAAGAAAATGCAAGATTGAATGAGGAGTTTAGTTCAATCCGAGATAGAAATCGTGCGCTTGAGAATAGATTATCAAGACATGATATTGGTGCACTTGCTAACGCTAAACCGAATATTGCACAAAGAGTTCTTAATCAAGGAACCGCAAATGCTCAAAGATGCATGGAAATATATTCAGGCGCAGAGTTAACACAAAAGGAACTTGAGGCAACAAAACCTAGCGAGATTAATCCAGAGTGCTGGAGAGATGCAAATCCGAACTTTAATCCGGATATTCAACCCGAAGCATGGAAAAGGAAGAACCTATGAGATTAGTCGCATTATTAGCAGTAGGTTTGTTCCTTGTAGGATGTTCAAGTACGCCTCAGCGTATTGAAATTTCGGCTAAACCTATTGAGAAGCCGAAGTTGATTTTGCCGGATCCTGCAGAGTTAAGATTAAAAGAATTACAGTTTATCGTTATTACAAGAGAAAATGCTGAAGAAGTGTTTGCTCAACTTGAAAAAGATAAATTGGATCCTGTGTTAATCGGAATGTCTGATGAAGGATATGAAGTATTAGCGCTTAACTATAGCGATATTATGGCATTTATTCAACAACAGAATGCTATTATTACAGCATATAAAAATTATTATGAGGAATCTGAAAAAGCGCTAGAAGATGCAAATACACAAATTGAAGGTGCAAAAGAGCAGGTAGATAGTCAACAACAAGAGGAACCATCCGGATTGGGAAAGCTAAAGTTTTGGTAATGTTCCCATGGTCGATGTTATTAGGAATATAGATGGAAAGTTTTAAATCATTTTTAGCAGAGTCAGCAGCATCTGATAAGTACGAAAAGGATATTGCTGATTATTTAAATAAAATGCCTAATGTTACTGCAGGTCGTCCTCGTGTATCGACTGCATATTCAGATGTTCTAATTTCTTTAGAAGGTGGCGAACAGTCGTGGTTAGAAGTCAAAATGAACCACACAGATAATTTGACTAATCCCCGTATTTTTTATAACGGAAGAAAATGGGATACAACTTATGGTATGGCAGCTGCTAAGAAAGCAGTTGACATTATGAACAAGTCGCAAGAAGCAAAAGATTTTATTAAAAACATAGCTGAGTTTTCCGGAATCAAGAATCCTAAAATTCCTACTACAAAAACTGGATTGAAAGATAAAGACGCCGTTCCTCTGGCTAAGATGAAAGAGTTTTTCTCTCAACCAGGAATTAATCGTTACATTACAGCACTACCTAATGTTGATTTGGGTGCAGTTGTCACAGATCATTATTTAAACAATAAAGCAGAACCTGCATACTATATGCAAGCAGGTGATGATTTTTATATGATTGGTAGTACCAACCCGTTGAAGTTACCTAATGATATTCCTAAATTATCTGGTACGGGTCCTTTTAAAGTTAGGGTGGCAACACGATCTGCTTTCTATGAAGTGCAAGCAGAAGTTAAGATTGCAAAAATGCCTGATTCGCCATACTCCTTGAAACCTGGTACACGGAAAAAGAATCCGTTTAAAGGTATCAAGTAATCACATAGCACCCATGCAAAAATATTATGAATACAAGGGGCTTCTTAGCCCCTTTTCATATAAATAAATGTGTTGCGGCACTGCAACATTTCCACATAACTAGTAATACCGATGGGACGAAACCTCCTATCCTCAGTGCGGGTTACACATACACACATTAGGAGAACACACAATGTTCAAATTCTTTAAAAGTCTTCAAAAGAGACTACAGACTAAACCGCAGACACGATACCAAAGTGATTTAGATATTTTTATTACTTCTAAAAATCCTAAGACAACTGCTGATGTAGAATATTGGGTTAGGCAATTTGACAACAACCTTCTTAACAAGGGAGGTATCTATGGAAAGCATTTTTAGAATGATTGCCGATGGAATACAAACTCAAAAAAGAATGTCTGAGCTAGAAAGATACGCTCGAGCAGAATATAAAAAGGATTGGCAACATGCTTATGCTATGTTGCGTCAAGGTAAGAAACCAAATTTTACAGGAGTAATGAAATAATGACAACACTTACAATCAAGCAAACTTATTGTGCATTTTGCGAATTGGTTGCGAAAACCCTTAAGAAAACATGGAATGGATTCGTTAATACAATGGAATTGATTGGATACTCAAGAGCAGCAGCCGAACTTACTCGTATGGGAAGATACGAAGAAGCAAGGGCATTAATGCTAGAGAAAACAAAGCTGTTAAATTCCAAGGAGGGCCGGTAGTTCGTCCGAACGATGCTAGTGCTACTTCTTTGTACAGATATAGTAATAGCAGACGCAGGCGGCAAGCCTAAAAGATTACCAGTCAATCAGGGAGAGTTTCATGTGGCCTTACACGCAAGAAGAACATGATGAATGGTTTAATTGACTAATGGGGGCTTTTCGGCCCCTTATTTTTTGCATATAAATATTATTGTGATATGAAAGGAGAATCGTTATGGATTTATCTTGGTTACCCGATACAGGTGGCACGGGTCATATGCCACCAACCGATGAAGTTATTTCTTTCTGGGAAAACGTAAAAGAACTTACCAACTTTAAACACTTGTCCGAAATTGGATTCAATGCGGGTCATAGTTCCTCTATTATACTTTCTTTATTTGATGACGTTACAGTTTCCTCATATGATGTAGGTATGTATGATATTACTCTAACTAATGGTAAGATTGTAGAAAATAAATTTTCAAATAGATTTGAGTTAACTATCGAAGATAGTAAAAATTTAACTCCTTCTGATATATCTAACTCAGATATTTTATTCATTGACGGTTCCCATAATTATCCAGAAGTTAGATCTGATATTGATTTATTCTTGAAATCAGATTTAAAATATGCTATAATTGACGATATGCAAAACCAAAATGTGCAAAAGGCTTATAATGAGTCAAAGAGCCATTTTAAATTATTATTAGAGCAAACATATCAAGCAGTTCTACCTTTCCATATGAGGGGTACAAGACCGCCAGTTAATGTACCCGTGAGGTTAGTTGAAAAAGTATGAAATATTTGATGTATCAATACTACAGGACTCCAACTTCTGGACGTACCAGAGACCACCTTGAAGTCAGAGATGAATATTGGAATTTGTCAAGAGCATCTTTTAAACAATACGCAAAAGAAATAGGTGCTGAATATAAATTCTTATCACACGAACATAAGTTAGATCCTTTCTACGGAGTATTTTTACCCTTTGAGGAAGGTTGGGTTAATGATTATGATGCCGTTTGTTTTACAGATAGTGATATGTTAGTTACAACAAATTATAAAAATGTATTTGAAGAGTCTAGTAAAGATAGTATATCCGGTTATTTTATGACAACAGGGGCCTGGAAAAACAAACCTAGGTTAGAGTTTTTGAAAGATCAAAATGGACATATGAACAGCGGTTGTGTGGTTATTCCAAGATCACAATATGGACCCTTAACTAATTATATAAAATCTAATCTATCTGAACATCATAAGAAAGTTATAGCAAATGATCCAATTATTGGCGCATTGGGTAAATATGACCAGGCTTTCTTTAACTTATATCTTTGTGAACAAAAGAAAGCTCACAAACTAGATCATAATTTTAATTATCATTTAGGTAGATTGGCGTATAATGAAAAGAGATGGGATGCTACATTTATTCATTACCATAGAGGAAATAAACATAAAATGAAAGATGACTGGAAGGATTCAAGGGTTTTAAAATGAAAAAAGTTGTATGTGTAGGTAGTGGTCCTAAAGGTGTCGATTATGTAAATAACATACCTAATCTAGATAATATAGATGTTGTGGGTGTTAATAATGTATGGAAAGGCACCGACCGATGGACAAGTTTAATATATGCAGGTGACTACTATGATAAAGACAAAATCGTAGTAAAGGATCCGAAAAAGCAAAAACTATATACCAGAAGTAGTTTTCAGAAATCATATATCTGGGGAGCAAATAATATGCCTTGGGAAAAGGCAAGAATATATTGCGGATTACCTATTTACTTTACAACAATGTATTGGACTCTTTATTACCTTCAACCTAAACTTATTGGGTGTATAGGATTTGATATGGACTACACTCCACAATCTGATGGGTCAACATCTTTTTACGGTTTAGGTTATGATATGCAAACCCGTGGGGAGCCAGATCCTTTATATCAATTTAGGCATCATTACAAAGACTTAAAAGATCCTATGGGCACCTTATTAGAAAGATTACAAAATAAGGCAAATCAAGTGGGGTGTAAGATAGTTAATCTTTCCGACAACCCTAAAACGCAACTCAAATGGGAATACAATTCCTGGGAGCAATTTTATGATTCGAAGTGATAGTAACAAATTTATCTTCTTGCGTGTACCTAAAAATGCGAGTTCCTCTCTTGCACAATGGTTTATTAAAAATTATACAGATGAGTATGATGTATATACAGAAGTGAATGATGGGGGAATTTCTAGTAAAGGCGATGCTAGAAAGTTACATTCTAAGTATTCTAAAGATTCTCATTTTATTCATATGACACTACAAGAATTAAAAGATGAAGGTATTGTTCATATGGGACACCTAAAAGACTACGAAACGATTTCTGTTATACGTAATCCGTTAGAGAGACAGTTAAGTTTACATTTCTTTCTTGCTTCACTGCATCGGTACAAGCCCGAACCTGGTAAATTTAGAGAGCATTTTTGGGAAGGCCACCATATAGACGATACTAATAATAAAATTTTACAATCCGATTACACTATTGTTGATGGTGTCGATTACGGAACATGGTGGGGATATGATAACTTAGATTATCATGTTACGAAGTTTGAAGAAACTCATGGTGTTGCTAAATTTCCATTAGGTAAACTTAAGATGGGTATAACTAATCATAGTTTGCTAGATGAGTTTTATGATGATGCGACAAGAAAAGCAGTTTATAGATTCTATGAAAAAGATTTTGAGTTATATGAGAGAGTGAAAAATGAAAGCTGAAAAGGCGTATATACTTTATATTGAAAATCATTATTCAAAAGAGTATAGAGATACTGCAATTGAAAGTTGTGAAAAAGTAGGTATACCCTACGAATGTGTTCTAGGATATAGTGTATCTAACTCTGATTCTATTATTAAATTCAACGAAGAATTAAAGATAATTAATTCGGATGGAAACCTTACATTAGATCAACTCAACCTATGGGCATCACTTAGTAAAGAAATTAAAAATTTAACAAAACCTATTGTCAATAAGCATTGGATGGATGTTAGAGCTGCTTGTGCAACTGCAGGTCACTATTTAATCTGGGATAAGATAATTGAAGATGATGTTGTGGGTATTGTATTAGAGCATGACGCAATTATGCTACATAAACCTGAGATTGATATCCCAGATGATGCTATTGTTGCTTTGGGATACAAGAGAAATGATCCGGAAAACTATCACCACGAAATCGCAGGACCCCCACAAAAGGTTGTTCCTGCTGATAGACATTCGGGTGCTCATGCATACGCTATTACACCCAAAACTGCTAAAAGATTATTAAAAGAACTTGACGACCAAGGTATTACAGAAGCAGTTGATAATAGATATTTTATGAGGGAAAAGCTAAGGTTTGCAGGGCAACCAGATAAAATAACATCAGTTAATTTGGGTATTACAGACCCTATTTGTGCTTTAGGATGGTTGAGAAGATCTACTATTTGGGGAGCTTCTGCAAACTTTAATTACGAACTTATAGATTCTTATACACAGCACTCCTCAAAAATATAAATATCATAAACAATTAATTGTAGTAAGTCTACGGAAAACCTACATGTGAGGAAAACATGGAAAAGAAAAACCCAGGGAAGAAATCTTCCGCAAATACTGTCAATAATACTATTGAAATCAATCCTAAATTAGACGACAATGCCAGCTCACTCAAAGAAGCCGCATCTGGTACCGTAGTCTTAGGTTGGGGCAGAATGAACCCAATCACAACAGGACACGAAAAACTCATCAATAAGATTAAGCAAGTTGCTCAAGACGAAAGAGCAGTTGCACAAGTGTACCTAACACAATCAGAAGATCCTAAAAAGAATCCATTATCATACAACGATAAAATCAAACTAGCTCAGAAAGCGTTTGGTAATATGATTGTTAAAACAAAAGCAAAAACAATCATTCAGGTAATGCAAGAATTACAAAAGAAATTTAAAGAAGTTATTCTTGTTGTAGGTTCAGATCGTGTTCAACAATTCGATACACTCCTTAACAAATACAACGGCAAAGATTTTACATTTGATAACATCGATGTAGTTTCTGCGGGTGAAAGAGACCCAGATGCGGATGATGTATCAGGTATGTCCGCATCTAAGATGCGTGAACTTGCTAAAGATAATAATCTAGCTAAATTCAAACAAGGTCTTCCTAAAGGACTTAAATCATCTGCGTCAGCGGTGTTTGATATGGTTCGTGCAGGTATGCAACTTGCAGAAGAATTAGAAGCAGAAAATGTTTTAATTGAAGCGGTATTAACACAACAGCAGCGTAGAAAGCGTGCTATGATTATGCGTAAGTATAAAACAAAAATTGCTGCTGCAAGAAAACGTGCTATGCGTAGAGCTGCTACTATGGATAAATTAAAAACTCGTGCAAGAAAGAAAGCAATTAATATTATTCGTAAAAAGGTTGCAGGTTCAAAGGGTTTGAATTATGCAGAACTCTCGCCTGGCGAAAAAATGATTATCGATAAGAAAGTTGAAAAGCGTAAAGCGGCAATTGACCGTATTGCTAAACGTATGATTCCACAAGTTCGTAGAGCTGACTTAATGCGTCTATCGGGTAAAAAAGTGTCTGAAGATTTTGATATGGAATTTGAAAACTTTATGGAGGAGACACAAGCATCGAATACACTTAAGCCTCGCTACCATGAAGCTAGAAAAAAAGACGGTACGATGAAATTTGATGGCAGATTCCGTCCTTTCAAGAAAAAGGAACCAGTTGATGAAGACGTTGAAAGAACAAAAGCTACACATAAGAGAGAAAAAGAACAACTAAAGCAACAACATAAAGACGAAATGATTGATGCTAAAATGCGTGAACTGCGTATGAAATCTCTTGAAGATTGGGTTGAAACAGATAAAGAAATCTTAGAATGGATTGATGTCTTATCAACAGAAATGTTTGAAACAATTGAAAATGATGAAAATAAATTAGTTGAAGCATTAGCAAAGAAAGCAGATAAGGCAGGAGTGGATTATGATACTATTGAACTCGTGTACAATCTCGGTATGCATGAATGGAGAGAAGGTGAATCGAATACTCCTCAACAGCTGGGATTTGCGACAGTTAATAGATTCATCACCTCGGAAGATAAACATGCCATGTTGGAAGCGCTTACCGAAGGTGTAAATGATCCAGGTATCTTTAAAGCTGTATTTCTTGCAGGGGGTCCAGGTTCAGGTAAGTCATTTATTGTAGGCAAAACTGCATTAACAACATTCGGGTTAAAATTAATTAACTCAGATGATGCATTTGAAGCACAGTTAAAGAAAGCTGGATTATCTACAACACCCGAAGATATCTTTTCTGATAAAGGACAAGAAATTCGTGGTCGTGCAAAAGCACTAACAAAGACAAAACAGAAACTTGCTCTTGACGGTCGCTTAGGTCTCGTTATCGATGGCACAGGTAAAGATTATGATAAGATTGCTAAACAAGCTGCAATGCTAAGAGGCATGGGTTATGACACAGCAATGATCTTTGTGAATACAGATCTTGACACAGCGCAGGCAAGAAATGAAAAAAGAGATAGGACATTACCAGCTGCTGTAGTTGAAAAGATGTGGAAAGATGTTCAAAAGAACATCGGCAAATTCCAAAATTTCTTTGGACGCCATATGTACATCGTTGATAATTCAGAAGGTGCAAATTGGGAAGGTGCTGTTAATTCTGCATACAAGCGTATTGGTGCATGGGTTAAAGAAGGTCCTTCTAATCCAACTGCAAAGGGCTGGATTACACAGGCAAAAGCATTAAGAGGTATCAAAGAAGAAGTTGAACTTGACGAAGCAAAAAGACCAATCACTAAAGATGCCGTTGTAAAAATTCTAATCAAGCGTGGAAACAATCCTAAAGTTGCTAAAGATATGGTTGAAAAAGAGTTTGCTTCTGCGGTCAAGCGTCACCCACAAGCAACTGCAGCAAAGATTGCTGAAATCATTCGTGTAGTAGCAGAAGAAGTTGACTTAGATGAGGCTTTCGAAAATTTTACACAGGGCACAGAGATTGACGAAAACTGGGCCGTAAAGAAAGTAAATAAAGTCTTATTCAAAGGTAAGTATGCGAAAGCGGCACAGGCATTGAAAGCGCTTATTGACCGCAAAGCAAAGGAAGCAGGTGGGTTAAAGAAAATGAAACATTCGCCTGAATATTATGCTGCTCGTGTATTACAAACAACAGCGGGCGGTCAATATTTAGATGCCCGTGAATTAGCAAAGATGGTAGGTGAAGAATATCAAATTGATGAAAAGATTGCACATGAATTAGATCCTAAAAAGACCTTAAAGCACGCAATGAAGGATGCAATTGCCGCTAAAGATAGAGATATGGACGGTGATGTTGATGAGTTAGATAAGCCGGGTGTCGCTACACCTGACGAAATAACAGGTGCAGAAAAAGAAAACTTAACTAAAAAGTATTTTGCAAATCGTAAAAAAGAAGCACAACATACTAAAGTTGGAGTTGCTTATGAAGCATATGGCGATATGGATCGAGGCACACCTTCCTTAACTAAAAAATATGTCAAGGATACACCGTATCAAGTCATTCCTAATGGCGTGACAAAACAAAAGGACGGAACATACACTGAATCCGATGAATTGTTTGTTACAACTAATAGAAAGAAACCTAAATCTTTCCGGGAGATGAATGAAGGTGTGACAACTACAACAGGTGATACACATACACCACATCGTACATGGACTGCTCCTAAACCACATGAAGAACATGACGAAGTTCACACTCAACAACAGGCGCCACATGGAGCATATCCAGATCATGTGCATAAAATGTTAAATCATTTAGCTGATAAAGACAATTATCATTCAGCAATGAACAAAGCCAAGACAATAACTGTGAATAAGATGAATGTTAAGAAAATGTCTAATACTGATGCATCTTCATCCAAACCCGTCCAATTAGATAAAGAAAAAGATACTAGGGTAAGAAAGCAATTTGCTAGTGGCAAGCCAATGCAAAAACCTATAGTGTTACATGATACACATACGGGACATATGCATTTATTGGCGGGTAATACAAGATTAACTCATAACACCCACGGAAATCATCCCGGTGCAGGAAAAACACCTGTTCATGCAATACAATATGATTCTAGTAAACATAGGGAGATGAATGAAGAAGTATCACAAAAGCAAATTAAGGACCTTGAAGTTTTTGCTGACAGGTTGCTCAATAAGTTTGATATTGATATTGAGTTTACAAGGCATTTTGCAGATAGGATGAATGATAGTAGAAACAATCCGGAAATCAAAATTGCTGAACTGCAGCAATTGTTTAAAAAGATTGCAAAGCAGAAAGGAACCAATATTAAGCAAAATGCAGATGCAGAAGTAGTATTAAAAGATATTCAAAAAGATTTGAATCTTCCGGTAGTAATTAAATATAGAAAGGATACGGATGAGTTTGAAGTCGTTAATAAAACGATTATGCGAAAGAAAAACTTTACAACACCTAACAAAACAATTGAATACAAATAGGAGTAATAACACATGGTAACAGCCCCTTTAATCACTGCGATCTTTCCTAATGCGAAAAATGTAGACGAATTAATAGAAGCAATGAACGAATTGTTTCCTAGGTACGATATTACAACAGAACAAAGAGTCGCTGGATTTTTAGCGCAATGTGGACATGAATCAGGTGGGTTTCGTGTTATTGAAGAAAATTTAAACTATAGCGCAAAGGCTTTAGATGCCGTGTTCGGTAAGTACTTTGTCAGAGGAGGTAGAGATGCACAAGAATACCACAGACAACCAGAAAAAATTGCCAATGTCGTATACGCATCTCGTATGGGCAACGGAGATACAGAGTCTGGTGACGGGTGGAGATTCCGTGGTAGAGGATACATCCAACTCACGGGCTGCAACAACTACACGAAGTTCGCAGAGTCTGTGGGCATGGATATCGAAGATGTGGTCGAATATTTAGGTACTGTAGAAGGTGCTCTAGAATCTGCATGCTGGTATTGGGATACAAATAACCTTAACTCATACTGCGATGATGGTGATGTTAAGGGTATGACCAAGCGTATCAATGGTGGTTATATCGGATTAGAAGATCGTATTCATCACTGGGAAATTGCTCTTGAAATGTTAACAGGTGAAGCACCTGAGCATATCGAAGCAGAAGAAGGTGAGTTTGATGTAGATGACATTGGTGTTCTTCGTAGAGGTGCTCGTGGCGAAGGTGTCAAATTAATGCAAGAGGCATTAGGTATTGGTGCAGACGGAGTATTTGGACCAGGTACTGAAAAAGCACTTAAGGAATGGCAAGCCGCTAACGGGTTGACTGCAGACGGTATTGCAGGACCCGCAACATTGGGTGAATTGCTAGGATGAAGAAATTCAAAGACACATTAGGTGAAGCAACATGGAAGGTCGATGTACAAGGTCTTCCAGGAATGTACATGAACGGGAAATCTGCGGGTGAGGTTAAAAACTCTCTTAGAAAATTATTAAAGAATCCCGGAGATACTATAGGCGATATTAAACGTGTCACTCCTACAGAAGTTAAAAAAGATTATAGATTAAGATTAACAGGACATGCAGACTTGGAGGGAGATAGAGTGAACGAAGCATATGATCCAAAACACGTAAAAACGGCAATCGGTATTGCAACCGATCCGAGATATAAAAGAGGCAATATGACCGGTGCAGTCAAGCAAATTGAGAAGATCGCAAGAGGTCTTTCAGATCATCCGCAGGTTAGAGCTGTATTACAGCGTGTTAACGAAGATGTTGATCCGACAGACACAGGCGGTGAAGAAGAAGTGTCAATGGCAATGAACCAGGTTAAGCAAATTCGCCACTATGTTGACGGCATCGAAAAGATGGTCAAAGCAGACGGTGATATGGAAGAATGGGTTCAAAATAAGTTAACAAAAGCGACTGATTATTTGAAATCTGTTTATGGGTATAAGACAGGTAAGTCAGAAACAAATGAATCTTATATTCCAGAAGGTATGGCACAAACACATTCCGATATTAAAAAAGCAATGGGTAACATTAAGCACAATATCGTAATGCGTGGAAAGAAACACTTTGTGCAGGTCGACCAGAACGATGAAAAGGATGCTCAAGCAAAAATTAAGAATCATCCTTTGTATGTATCAGGCAATTTACGATTGATGCCAATGAACAAAGAATCGTTTGAGTTAGCTGAGTTGTCACCTGAGCTTAAATCTCGCTACGGAGAGAAAGCAAAATCTGATTACGGGCATCAACAGTTTTCTGCAGATATTGCAAGAGAGATGGGTGCAAAAGATTCGGAGGCTTATTATAGACGTAAGCAAAAGAATCGTATGGCTGGATTAAATAGAATTAAAAAATGAAATCATTTAAGCAACATAACGAAGATTTAGTCGACCAGATTTGTGAAGAATGTGATCTTTACGATGATTTGGTTGTAGAAGCCGCTGAGTATCAAGGAAGAAAAGTTAAATTAAATGACCCATTCCGTAATTCGGATGGTAATTCTAAATTTAGCGTATATGTTAAAAACGATAAAGGTAATGTTGTAAAGGTCAACTTTGGCGATCCAAACATGGAAATCAAAAGAGATGATCCGGAGCGCAGAAAGTCGTTTAGAGCAAGACATGGTTGTGATAACCCAGGTCCTAAATGGAAAGCAAAATATTGGTCATGTTATCAGTGGAGGGCAGGAGCTAAGGTTGATAATTAATGTTGGGCAGAAACATCGAACTATTCCTAGATAAATGTCGGGATGCGTTTGTAGCATGTGCCTTTATGATGGTCCAAGGAAATTTACTTGCACTATCATATGACATTATATGCACAGCCTTGATAACAGGGTTTTTGGTAGGAATATTTGCTGTAGGAACTTCAATTTTTGAGTTTTTTACATTTGGTAAAAATGAATGGTTAGAAGCATGGATGATAGGTATTTTAACAATGATGGCAGATATGATTGTACATTCTAGCGGGGTTGGTAATGTATTCTATGCTGAAGCCGCTTTAACAGGATTAGGGGCTGCTATAGTTTTTATTATAGCGAGACGTATAAAGACAAAATTATAAATATATGAATATACATAAAGGAGAACAACAATGTCAGAAAAACTAAGCGCAAGTGATAATCCTGCGAACAGAGAACATCTTTGTGCAAAGCAGGTAGTACATGAGAAGTGGGGTAAAGGTGACTGCATCCCAACAATGCACGCTGAAGCAACAGAAGATGGTTACGTTGAATGGTACGATGTAGTATTTGACCATGGTATTGAAACTCGTGTGCCAGTAGAACATTTAGAAGTAACAGTCGCAGAGTCTCACATGCATGGCGGAAAGAAAAAGAAAACAAACGAAGAAGTTCAAGAAGCTAAAAAGAAAAAATTGGATCCAGTCGATAAAGATGAGCTAAAAGGTGATTATGAAGACCGTGAAGATGCTGATCTAGATAATGACGGAGACGAAGATGACTCTGATAAGTATTTACATATGAGAAGAAAAGCTATTTCAAAAGCACTAAACAAGGAGAAATAAAATGGCACTATGGGGAAACACTGACGATGCGAATAGCGCACCGAAGTATTTAAGCACTGAAGATGCAGCAAAAACATATTTTGTAGATAATACAGAAGCTGGTGTTGCGTCTAACAGAGCAAAAGGTCTTAAGACTGCTGGATGGAATTTGTATGATACATATTCTACATCTGAAGGCACAAGACATAGAGCAGAATCATTAGTTGCAATGTCTATTGCACAAGCTGATGCTGGTAGTGACTTGGGACCAACAGGTAATACAGCTGCTGAAGATCTGGTGGTTTCTGACACCTAATAAATATTATTGAATCAATAATATTGGATGGTGGAAATGATATTGAATAATAATAATTTTATAATTTATGCTGCAAAATACTATGACCAAAAGAAAGCCGCTTCAGTTGAAGAATTTTACGATGACCTGAAGCGGTTTCAATACTTGAAAAGATTATTTAAAAGATATGAAGAAGATGATGATTTAAAAGTTCGTTTAATATTAAACCATCTTATAGTTTTATATAATTGTTTTGGGCCAGCGGCTACAAATATGCTTTTTATGAAATTGAGTGAATATGATTCTTATTTAAAACCTTTTATTGTTATGTTAGGATTTATGCCTGAAAAAATTGAGTATAATGGTTTTACTATTAATAATTATGAGATACCTTTAGATAATAAAATTGTAGAAGAACTTAGGAAAATATAAAATGGCTATTATAGATCTTTTCATGTTATATCAGTTTATTAAGCGCCTTGCTACGCCTTTTGCGGAATGGGACGCTTATAAGTTGGGTATTATCGATGAAAAGGGCAATCAATTAATAAAGCGAAAAGACTTTAGAAAACAAGAGCAACATAGAGCCTTTGGCCTATTTGACGTTCTGGTTATGAAGTTAAAGAGATTGCTTGAAAAGGTTCCTGGTGGCTCTACAAGAATAGGATCTTATGCTGCCGCACTATGGTTGATTAAAGAAGGTAGTCACGTAGAAGATCCCGATATGATTACAGAAGAATATTTGGAAGAAAAATTAAATGAATATAAGATTCTATCAGAATCTTATGATGTGAATAAAGTTTTTGAACAAATTATGGATGAGGATGGAGCAATTGCTAATGTTGTGGGTAACGTTGCCGGAACAGGTGGAGATGCAGGAGAGCCTGGATTGACGCCTAAGCAAATGAAAAGGTATAAAAAGAATAATGAAACACCTCTTAGAAGATTTAAATCTACGGTAAAAACAAATGCCTGAACAAACTCAAAAATTAATTACTGACGTTGAAATCCTTAAACGTGATGTAGAAGGTATCAATGCAGTTCTGGAAAAATTAGACAGTGCCATCGATAAGATTGCAGATGTTTCTACGGGCATTAATTCTATACTTGCTGTACATGAAGCGAAGCAGCAAGCAACAACAAAAGATATAGAAATCATTCACCAAAGAATATCTGATGGTGAAAAAGAAATTAAACAAGATTTTGAAAAATACCACTTGCAAATTCAAGAGTTATGTGCTAAAATGGACGCAAGAATAGGAACTCTTGAAAAGTGGAAATGGTATATTATGGGTACGGCATGGGCCATTGGTTTTCTAATTGCTACCTTACTTCAAGCAGGAAATTTTATTTCAATTTTCTCTTGACATTTCACTCAAAACCTGTATAATGTTGTTTATATAGCAAAAACAACTGTAGGTATATATTATGCACCCTGTTGATCTTAAGTACGCAGGTTATCTATCTGTACGTCTAGAAAGATTCACTATAAAATCAAACACACCGTATAAAGCAAATATGCGGTGTCCTATTTGTGGTGACTCGCAAAAATCCAAAACAAAGGCTCGAGGTTGGATACTTGAGAAAGACAATCTTGCATTGTATTATTGTCATAACTGTAATGCATCAATGTCATTAAAAAATCTACTAAAATCCATTGAACCTGCGTTATATAATGAATATATAATAGACATGGGGCTTGAACGTAGGATACGTTCTGCTAATACAGAGATAGAATCACCTATAGAAACTCTTGTAAAGAAACAACCTTCATTCAAAAAGAAGGAGTCACCTTTACATGGACTGAAAAAAGTAAGTCAACTAGAACCTGAACATTTTTTAAAAAAATATTTACAAAAACGCCTAGTTCCAGGTTCAAAGCATTATAAATTATATTACGCACCAAAATTCAATGAATGGGTCAACAGTTTACTTCCAGGCAAGATGCCTTCAGATTTAGATGAACCAAGACTCGTATTACCCTTCATTGATAGTAATGGAAACGTCTTTGGATTTCAAGGACGTGCTTTGCGGAGTAGTTCACTCAGGTATATTACAATTATGCTTGATGAATCTATGCCCAAAGTCTTTGGTCTCGAAACCATAAACTTCAACAAGAAGTATTATGTAACCGAAGGACCTATTGATAGTTTGTTTCTTACAAACTCATTGGCTATGGCAGGAGCTGACGGTAACATAACAGGGTTAAAAAATACTGAAAATGCAATTTTTGTATACGATAACGAACCTAGGAATAAGCAGATATGCCAACATATAGAAAACTGTTTAAACAAAGGATTGCAAGTATGCATCTGGCCCAAAACTATAGCTCAAAAAGATATTAACGATATGGTTATGGCTGGCCTGTCTCAGGCAGCTATTGAACTTATTATAGATGAAAATTCCTACAAGGGATTGTCAGGTAAATTAGAATTAAGTAATTGGAGAAAATGTTAATGAAAGTTAAGTTGATTGGTTACACACAACCCACAGAAGATATTAAAAATGAAGGATTAGAAGATGTACAAGATCTTATTGCATATGCAGCTAGAGTATCTAATCCGTCAAATCAACTTAATACAGAGACCTCTGGTAAATTACTCAACTACTTAGCAAAACACAAGCATTGGTCGCCATTTGAGATGGCATCTGCTTGCTTAGAAATCGAAACAACCCGTGATATTGCAAGACAAATGCTAAGGCATAGGTCGTTTTCATTTCAAGAATTTTCACAAAGATATGCAGATCCTACAAAAGATCTAGAATTTGAAATACGTGAAGCAAGATTGCAAGACGAAAAGAATCGTCAAAATTCTATCGATGTAGATGATGTTGAATTAAAAACCGAATGGGCACTCGCTCAAGAAAGGGTTATCATAGAAGCACGTAAGGCTTATCGATGGGCAATTGAAAATGGTATTGCCAAAGAACAAGCACGGGCTGTGCTACCAGAAGGTAACACAATTAGTAGATTATATATGAATGGCACAATTAGGTCGTGGATTCATTTTATTGAACTTCGTTCCGCAAACGGAACTCAAAAAGAGCACATTGAAGTGGCCAGAGCATGTGGCGAAGCTATCGCTAAAATATTCCCACTATCAAGAGATTACATTAACAAATAACAAGAAGGAGCGTTGCATGGCTAAAGGTCGCAACCATTTCGGTGTAGTTATTCACACCGAAAGAGATAAAAATTTATCAGAACAATCATTAAAACTTCTTACAGATTATTATTGCACAGAAGAAGAAAATTCACCACAAGAGGCATTTGCAAGAGCAGCAGTTGCTTATTCATATGGTGATAATGATTTGGCACAAAGAATATACGACTATGTTTCGAAAGGTTGGTTTATGTATGCCTCGCCGGTGTTGTCAAACGCTCCTGCGCCAGGTGAAAAAGCAAAAGCATTACCTATCTCTTGCTTTTTAACATACGTACCTGACTCTTTGGAGGGTCTTATTGACCACTCTGCAGAATTACGATGGTTATCAGTCAAAGGTGGCGGTGTTGGTGGGCACTGGTCTGATGTTCGTGCAGTGTCTAAGAAGGCCCCGGGTCCTATGCCATTCCTACATACAGTAGATGCTGATATGGTTGCGTATCGCCAAGGCCGCACACGTAAAGGATCTTACGCAGCATATATGGACGTATCGCATCCAGATATTATTGAGTTCCTAAATATGCGAGTCCCTACAGGAGATGTAAATCGTAAAAATTTAAATCTCCATCATGCGGTTAATGTAACTGACGAATTTATGGAAGCAGTAAAAGTGGGAAGCATGTGGAATCTTGTTGATCCAGATTCAAATGAAGTACGTGATACAATGCCCGCTCGTAAGTTATGGGAACTTATTTTAGAAACTCGTTATCGTACAGGTGAACCATATGTAAACTTTATTGATACTGCAAACCGTGCTATGCCTCAAACACAGAAAGATTTGGGACTAAAGATTCGTGGTTCAAATCTTTGTAATGAAATTCATCTTGCAACGTCCGAAGATCGTACTGCTGTTTGTTGTTTATCATCTGTTAATCTTGAGTTGTATGATGAATGGAAAGATACGGAAATGGTTGCAGACCTTATTCGTTTCCTAGATAATGTTTTGCAGTTCTTTATCGATAATGCGGGTGATGAGATCAGTCGTGCAAGATATTCGGCACAACAGGAAAGGTCTCTTGGTTTAGGTATGATGGGTTTTCATTCATATTTGCAAAGGCATCGTATTGCATTTGAAAGTACAGAAGCAGTCACTACTAATACAGAAATCGCAAAAGACATATACGAAAAGGCAGTTCAGGCATCTATCGATTTAGGCACCAAGTTAGGCGAAGCACCTGATATGAAAGGTACAGGTCGTAGAAATGCACACATGCTTGCTATTGCACCCAATGCTAATTCATCTATGATTCTGGGTACAAGCCCTTCTATTGAACCATGGAAAGCAAATGCATTTACGTCTCGCACTCGAGTAGGTTCACATTTAAATAAGAATGTTTATTTAGAAGAAGAACTTGAAAAGTTAGGTAAGAACACAGATGAGATTTGGTCATCGATTATTACAAGCGGTGGTTCTGTTCAACACCTTGAATTCTTAGATGACCACATGAAAGCAGTTTTCAAAACAGCAATTGAACTAGATCAAAATTGGATTGTTAAGCTGGGTGGCGATAGACAAAGATATCTATGCCAAGGTCAATCGCTTAACTTATTCTTTCCAGCTGGTGCCGATAAAGCATACTTGCATAAGGTTCACTTCAAAGCATGGGAGGAAGGGTGTAAAGGATTATATTATTTGAGAACTGAAACGTCAAATAGAGCAGAAAATGTATCTGCAAAAGTTGAGCGTGAAAAGCTAGATAATGTTATTAATATTGATGCAAATAAAGTAAATTTTGTAAATGGAAATGAAGAATCGCAAGACGCATGTGTTGCTTGTCAAGGTTAAGGAGATATAACAATAAATGGAAGCACTTATTTACACAAAATCAAATTGTCCATTCTGCGAAAAAGCAAAAGCTTGGTTTAAGCAGCATGGCATTGAGTACACACAGATTAAACTCGATGATGAAGAACAGCGTTTAGCGTTTTATCAGCGTTTGCCTAACGCAAGATCTGTCCCACAAATTTTTATTGATGATAAGCACATCGGTACATATAACGATCTGATGAATGTAGCGGATTCATTAATAAAAAAGAAAGGCGGCCTGCTTGAGTTTTCTGAAACGTATAAGCCGTTTAACTATCCTTGGGCAGTTGAAATGACAACTAGACATGAAAAAGCCCACTGGATTGAAGATGAAATTGATCTATCGGAAGATGTCACTGATTGGAAAGGTGGCAAGATGACCGAAATTGAAAAGGAATATATTACAAACATTTTACGTCTTTTCACACAATCAGATGTTGCAGTTGGTCAGAATTATTTTGACCAATTTATTCCAAAGTTCAAGAACAATGAAGTTCGTAATATGTTGGGTTCGTTTGCTACCCGTGAAGGTATTCATCAACGTGCCTATGCGCTATTAAATGAAACATTAGGATTGCCAGATTCAGAATATCATGCGTTTCTTGAATATTCAGAAATGGCAGATAAGATTGACTTTATGATGGAGTCTGACGTTAATTCGTTACGTGGTTTGGGCCTTGCACTTGCTAAATCAGTATTTAATGAAGGTGTTGCTTTATTTGCATCTTTTGTAATGCTTCTTAATTTCCAACGTTATGGAAAGATGAAAGGCATGGGTAAAGTTGTTGAATGGTCAATCCGTGATGAGTCAATGCATGTTGAGGGCATCTCAAAACTATTTAAGGCATTCTGTAAAGAGCATCCACGAATTGTTGACGATGAGTTCAAGAAAGAAATTTATGAAATGGCTAAACATAGCGTTAAGCTAGAAGATAAATTTGTTGACCTTGCATATAAACTAGGTGATATTGAGGGCCTAAACAAAGAAGAAGTTAAACAATATATCAAATATATTACTGATAGACGTCTTCTACAATTAGGAATGAAACCAAACTTTAAGGTAAAGGATAATCCTCTGCCTTGGTTAGAATGGGTGTTAAATGGTGCAGATCATACCAACTTCTTTGAAAACCGTGTTACAGAATATGAGGTCGCAGGTCTCAAAGGATCCTGGGACGAAGCATATTCTGCAGCCTAATAAATGGCAAGTAGCATACATGGATACGGCAGAGCGGTTCGCTGCTCTGTCAACTGCTAAACGATTACAAGTAGGCGCTATTGTTGTCAAGGATAATCGTATTATAAGTATAGGGTATAATGGAATGCCGACTGGTTGGGACAACGAATGTGAATATCCAACCGAGTGGGATGATTTAGGTAATGTTTTAAACACAAAGACAAAACCTGAGGTTATACATGCTGAAGCAAATGCTATAGCAAAGTTAGCAGCTGCTGCTGAGGGCGGTAAAGATGCAGACATGTATATTACGCATGCTCCCTGTTTAGATTGTGCAAAACAAATCTATACGATGGGAATAAAATCAGTTTATTATAAAAATAAATACCGCAATGAAGCAGGTATTCAATTCTTAGAAAAATGTAATATAGAGGTTAGACAAATATGATAAGACAAGAGGTTTATTGTAATTCCTGTGACGGAGAGTTTACAATCGAAACACCAACCTTGTTACCTGTCGCATTTTGTCCGAATTGTGGTTCAGAAGTTATACCCGAGGTGGATGATGATGACGATGAGGACTGGACTGATGAGGGGTGGTAATTTACATTATTCAAAATTATTAACTATGCATGGACAATCTAGAGATGTCTGTGAATGGGTTATCTCGAGTTATAAAGACAACGAAATGTATAAAGATAACACTACTACTCAGATGTGGGTCGAGGCATCAGAACAATGTTTAATGGATTTAGATCTTAAAGATGAGAATGTGGGATGCTAAGAGATTATAGTGAAGATGATGTTTGGGAAAGAATACATCCTAATCATTTATGGGTGATGGACAAATTAATCGTTTCGAGAAAGATGGGATATAAAGCAGGTCCTGTTGGTCAAGATGTTCCAGATCCGGGTTGGTATATTGTAAGGCCTTGTGTCAATATGATGGGAATGGGATTAGGTTCTAAAAAGATATGGATAGAAAAAGACACGACACATCTTCCTCTTGGACATTTTTGGTGTGAATGGTTTGAAGGAAGGCATCTATCAGTTGATTATCACAAAGGTCAAATTGATTTAGTTGCTGAAGGATTGAGATCTGGTGACGATTTAACAAGATGGGACGAATGGCGTAAGGTAGATGATATCATTCCGTTTCCCAGACTCTTAGATGACTTTATTGATAGTTCATGGGTCAATTG